ATGGTCGACCGTCTGGCCGCCTTGCTGAGCCATTTCTCGGTAACCGCCGAGGTCTTCCATGCCGGCGCGCTGTGCGGCATCAACCAGCTCGACAGTGGTGACCGGGGCCAGCTGCACCTGATTCGCCAGGGCGCGGTGGTGGTCCACAACGGCGACGGCAGCCACCTGCAGATCGACCGGCCCAGTTTGCTGTTGTATCCGCGCGCACTTGCGCACCGCTTCGACACCGACCCGGTGCACGGGGCCGACTTTGCCTGCGCGCACCTGAGTTTCAGCGGCGGCGCGGCCAATCCATTGGTGCGCGCACTGCCTGCGTGCATTTGCCTGCCGCTGGAAGCGCTGCGCCAAGGTGCGGTGCTGGTGCATGCCTTGTTCGAAGAAGCCTTCGCACAGCACTGCGGGCGGCAGGCAGTGCTCAACCGGCTCTTCGAAGTGGTGCTGGTGCACGTGATCCGCGAACTGATGGAGCAAGGCCACGCCAAGGGCGGCATGTTGGCCGGCATGGCCGACGCGCGGCTGCGCCTGGCCCTGGTCGGCATCCACGAACATCCCGCCCAGCCCTGGTCGCTGGAGTCGCTGGCCGCCCGTGCCGGCATGTCGCGCAGCGCCTTTGCCCGCAGCTTTCACGACACGGTGGGCTGCACTCCAGGCCAGTACCTGCAGGATTGGCGCATCGCGCTGGTGCAACGCGGCCTGCGCCAGGGCCGGCCGCTCAAGCAACTGGCCGACGAGGTGGGCTACGCCGGCGAGGCAGCGCTTTCGCGTGCATTCAAGGCGCAAGTGGGGCACTCGCCGCGGATGTGGCGGAAATCTAGCTTGTGACGGCTTCAGACCAGTCATGGGATTTTACATAATATACATTATGCGAAGTGGACTGTTGACGCTCCTGTGCGCCCTGGCGGCCTATCACTGCTGGTCCCTCCACAGGAAGCGGACCGGACAATGACGCTAGACACCTACGATCGCGTAGACCTAACCGGCCCTTGGGCCGGTTTTGGTTTTCAGGGGCATCGGTTTTTCACTCCCGAAGGCCGAGATATCGACCCGGTGGGAATGCGGTACTGGTCGCTCACATGCAACATCGCCCGCGAGTGGGCGCTGATGATGGCCGAGGAACGCGAGCGCGTGTGGCATGCCAGGCCGGCCGAGGTGATCTACCTGCGGGACGTGCTCCGGCGCAGGCGTGAAATGCGGCTATCAGTGGTGGATGGCGCGGGGTCCGCCGATCGATCGACGGTGATCCGTAGGACGCGTGGGCCTCGAACTCCACGGCGCGGGTGAGGCGTTATCCGTAGGGGCGACGCCCCTACACCCCTACAATCGCCGGATTCTCACGGAGGCGATGATGGACAAGGCAGGCTGGCAGATCTCGACGTTCATAGCAGGGCTGGCGCTGGTAGGCACCACGTTCGGACTGGTGGCCAACAAGAGCGCACTGACGCAAGAGAGAAACGATAGGCAACCCTGCCCGCCTCCTACGGTCGAAACGCACGTCATCACTGAGACGCAGAACCTAGAGTTGCCGAAAGACGTGATGTATTGGCCGGACACCGTGCGATGCCAGGGCGGCCGCTTGCTGATCAAGACAGAACATGGCTTTGAATCACTGACGCGCCAAGGCTCCGCGATGCGTTGCGACCAACCTTAAGCCTTGTTTCGTGATGCATCACGAAATTACATTTCCAGGGTTGTTGCCCTCGTATACGTCTGAGTCTGGTAGCCAGGCGATTCGGGGAACGTGCCCTGCGACCTGATCTGCTTCTGCAGCAATGCCCCTGGAACAGCATGTGAGGCGCCAGGCACGACGCTGGGTTGCGAGTGCTCTGCTGGAGCAGCTGCGGAGACGGTGCGCGTAGCGGCACGCTCAGGAGCCTTGAACGGGTTGTATGGCTCGCCATTGCGGGCAATCTCTCTGCAGACGTCATCGCGCATCGGCACCCGAGTGTTCTGCTCAGTAACGCAGCGGCAGCTGTTCGCCGTGCTCATGCAATACACGTGCGGATCCGACACGATCGGCCTGGCCATGTACGCCGGCGCTGACCAGGGCACGTCCTGAACCTGTGGCGTGATGGCGGCGACGTAGTCACTTCCTGTCTGCATGCTTGGGCGACCAGGCGCAGAGGTCGCAGCAGGGGTAGCACTGCCGGTGCGCGTCGACGTAGTCGCCGCGAGCCCGGCAGAGCCACCCTGCTGCTTCGCAGCGTCAATGTCGCTATAGGCACGCTTGAACAGGAAGAACCACGCACCACCCAGCAACAGCGCGCCCGTGCAGCCGATCAGAATGGCCTTCTTGACCAAGGCCGGCATGCGGTACTTGATCGTGTGATCACTGTTCGCAGACACATACATCTTGCCGGCAGTCTCGATAGGAAACTTGAAGGTCTCGCTATCGGCCTTGGAGCGACCACGCGGGCTACGAGGATCCTCCATGATTTCATCACTACGAAACAGCTTCGACGACAGCTTGCCGGACTCGCGCAGCAAGTGCTCATGGCAACCCACCAAATCCTTGATGTGGCTGTCCAGGTACTTGGGATGCTGGGTGAGCAGCACCATGCGAACACCCTCCTCGCCTCGCATCGTGTTCATCGCCTTGAGGTAGTCGGGTGCATACCCTGCCCGCCTTTCACCAAACCACTTCTGCGCCTCATCGACGAAGAGAATGGCGCCTGCAGGCAGCTCCTGCCACTTGCGCGGATCCTCCCAATCAATCACGCCAGGAACGGCCAACCCCTTGAAACCGGATTGGTAGACCTTCTCGCCTTCTTTGATGGCCTCGTTCATCAGGTTGACGCTACGCAAGGTCTTGCCACTGCCGAGAATGCCAGTGATAAGAGACATGGCCGCTGTTTTATAGATGGTCATACCACGTCCCGCTTGCGAAGGAATAAGCGCTCAGTGCCCTTGAAGCCGTAGGCGCTAAGAATGATGGAGACGGCAACATCGATGCCGATCGCGTGCAGCCACCCTGCGATATTTCCGGGCATGGACTGCCACTTGACCATCGCCCAATCAAGCAGCGGTTGCAGAATGAGCGCGTAGCTGCCGAATCCAATGCCAAGACCGATAAAGGTCTTCGTGACCCAGCGCGCTGCCTTCTCGATGACCAGCTTGGAAAGCCAGACGCCAAGACCCTCAGTGAAAAGACTCATTAGGACCCCCTGATAATGGATAACGCGACAAGCGTTGCAGCTGCGATGATGAGCATGCGCAGCACAGGTAGAAAATCTAGAACCTGCTGCGGCATCTGGAATTTCTGGCCTTCGATTTCGAAGTCGTAGCCCAGCCCGCCAGAGCCGCCGCCATAGGCGACGAGGCCCTCATTGAGCTTTGGACCGTCGCCCTTCTCTTCGAGCAGGATAGAGCCTTTGCCATCATCGCCGTCACCGGTTCCGGCAAGGCCTTCAACGCCTTTTTGCAGCGCCTCGCCATTGCAGCGCATGCGCCACTGCTGGAGCAGCTGCGCGTACTGCTCTGCCTTGCAGCTGTTGCCAGCACACACAGGCACATCGCCCGCATCGCATGTGCTGCCCTTACTGACCTCGTTCTGGGTGGTGTTGCATTGCGTTTTCCAGGTGAATTTCAAATGCAGGCACTTAAGGGTGTCGCCTGTGCACATGGGTGCAACGGTGCAGTTACCGCTATCGGAAGCGGAATCGTTCTCGTCGTCCTTACCGTCATCGCTGCTGCCCGTGCCTGGCTTGCCGTTGCCTGACGTGTTGCCAGTGCCATCGGCATTGTTATCACCGGTCGAGTTTTTCTGAGTGCCGCCAGGCACGCTTGAGAAGTTGGTGACGTTGTAGGTCTTGCACGTATTGTTGACGCATGCGGTCTGCTGATGGCCCTCGGTGCGTTGCCAGTCCTTGTCTGGAATTTTGATATCGGGCGGCGTGACCGGATCGCCCTTTGGAGATTTCACCTGTGCATCGTTGGCGTCTGTTTTTTTACCGGTTTCGCCAGGTGTCCAGCAAAACGTCTTGCCACTAGACGAGGTGGCACACGTATCACCATTAGACTTGACACATGCGGTTTGATTGCTGCCGAGCGCAGTGCATTCGGGTTGCTTAGGCTTCGTCGCTTCTTCTTTGTCCTTGGCGACTTCGCCAATGTCGTTGGTCGGCTTGGCCGCCACACACACTTCGCCCGTGTAGGTGCGGTCTTTCATGCCGTAGACCTGGACAGAGCCGTTGGCCTGGCTAAATCGCGTGCCCTGCACAGAACAGCCACCAATGCAAGACGGTGCTTCCATGTATCCGATCCCTGCATCGGCGAGAGCAATCGCATTGCGATCAGCGCAGGACTTGGCCTCAGGCCATCCTCGCGCTACACGCGCCACCAACTGATTCTGGGATGCCCAAATGATGCGGTATACCAGCGTCCTGCTGGACATGTTGACTTCGGTCGGGCCTTCAATACGAAGATTGTTGGAAGCAACACCTCCGATCCCCTGAGCCTTGATCTTGTTGGCAGCGCTGTAACCGCCAGCAGCGGCTTCGCCCTGATCACCACACATCACCACTGAACCGTCATCACTCAGATCGTTAAAGCAGTCTGCACGTGCATTGCCGATACCCAGCGCAGCGAACACCAGGGCTACGATGACGTAGGCGATACGGCGAACAATCGCGCGCGCGAAATAGCGAGTTATCCAGCCCATTACATCCTCGCAGCGACAGAAGTGAGAATGACCCACCACGCCAACATCACAAGACCTTCCATTGCGTTTCCCCGATAAAAAAGGGGAGGTCGCCCTCCCCTGTTGCTCAATCAGATCAGCAGATCCGCGCCTTACTTCTTAATGATGCCGGCAGCGCGCATGCCCCACACGGCGGCGGCCATTGCCAGAATGATCACGACAGCGAACCCAGCGTAGGTCGCGATCTTGGTGGTGATGGTGGCGGGATCGAACGTCGCCTCCTGCGCGAATGCCAGGGACGGCAACATAGAGACGGTGCCGACCATGCCAACGGCGCGAGCCTTAGCGGACGAAGCAAGCGCCTTGGCGCGGTAGATCAGGGACTCACGGTTCTTACGGTTCATTTCAACTCTCTCTCTTCAGGTGGGAATAGCAGGCGTTTTGCGACGGCGACGATCATCACTGAGGTGAAAAACGCCGCGCCGACCTCGTTGGCCTGGTCAACGGTGGGTAGGTAATGCGTCCAGTCGGATTGATCCAACCAGACCTCTTGCGTGCACTGGCCCGAGCCTTCATCGAAGGTGACGCATGTGAGGACGCGGGCCATGTCTTACGCGATCCGCGCCGCAGGCTGAACAGCCTTGGCGGTCGAATCGGCAACGAGGCGAATGCGACGGCCGAACTCGAGGCCACCGTATTTGTTGTTCTGCATGGACTTGGGATCAATGACGTAAAAACCTTCGACGTATGGCGCTTGATCTTCGTCAAGGCTGATGGTGAAAGGCAGCGGGAAATCGCCCTCACGCAACACGGCGGCGGTCTGCTCGCGGAAGTGCGTTGCAGGCTTGCCATCGCGAGCGGGAAACGAACGGATGGCGACAGCGGAACTCATGATCTGAACTTTCATAGTGGGACTACCTTCCAAGCGAATGTCCGGCCGAAGATGAATGTGACTTTCCACGGAGACGGCCAGAACTCTCCGGTAAGCCTGTCGAACCAACCGCCCTTTGCTTTGCGGATATCCGCTTCCCCGCCGAGAGCTTCACGCGCGTCTTTCGGGGCCTTCCACCAGCGCAATTCGCGCTTGGATTCGGTATCGAGTCCACCAATGCCATGTGTGCGGAAGCCTTTGGGAAAAGCTCCAGCTGTAAGGGCAGTGAACTTGCTCGCGTATTTCGCGAGATAGCCGACGCAGTTGCGGGCTTTTTCAATTTGCGTTTTGCCATGAGGCCACCAGCCGCGTTGATCGACTTTGCCGAAATACATGCCCGTCGGAACCCACAGCATTACGTGGTAGTGCGGGCGGAATCGCTGGGTGAGCTCTCCGACCCATACGTAACGAAAGCTTTCACGGTTCCACCGTGCGCGCCCAGATTTAAGGCGATTGAAGTGGCCGCGCATGCGTTTAAATAGTTCGCTAACGTCACGAGGGCTGCTGTCGCTTCCATCACGGTAGGTGAGCGTGAGGAAATACCACGCACCCCGGAAGGAGCCTTTTTTCGCTTCCTGGTCATGCAGACGTGCTCCGGTAATCACGGACTTGCGCAGCCGTTGCGCCCGCGCTTGTAGCGGGTCGATTTCGATGGTCACGGTGCCGGTCGTAGAGGCCCGCGTGTCACTTGTTTTGTAATGGACAAGCCCAAGGGCCAGCGCTGCGCGCTGGCCCTCTGCGGTCAATGCGACCGGATGCGCTGCGTCGAACTCACGCACGCTTGTACCGACCACACGCTTGTTCTTTTGGATCTTCTCTGCGGCAATTTCCGTGCGGCGCGTAGCGGCCTGCATGACGCCAACAGATGCATCGAATGCGGACAACTCACGCGATTGCGTGGGCTGTTCCTGCATGCGGATACGTGCGTTCTTCGATGTGCATGCAACGCACAAGCCCCCGGGGAAAAAGTAGACGGTTGTTTCACCGCAGAAAGAGCATGTGCTGTTAGCCACGATAGAACTCCATGGCTGCGTCACGTGCATCAGCAGCATCGATGCGCGATGCGAAATAGCTCTGCTCGACAGCATTGCCGTTGACGACGATGGTCAACACGTAAATGCGAGGACCGCCCTGCACTCTGGCTGGCGAAATCATCCATGCAACAGATCGAGACTCAGCCACGGCGAAACTCCATGACACGGCAAGCATTGTTGTTGCCGTCGATGCATTGCTGCTGGATGGTTTCGTCGCGCTCAATTTGACGATCGATGCTTTGTGCTGCGCCAGCACCGGACGCATAGCCAACAAGTCCACCTATGCCGAAACCAGTTGCGCAGCACATCAAAGCAAGCGGGCCGATTTCACGGCAGAAAGCGATGAGGTTACGCATCGAGCACCTCGCCATAGCCCTGCCACTCGCGTTCGCACAACGTGGCATCGTTGAGGCGCTCTGCGCGCTCCTCAGCAGCAGCAACACACGGATCGACGTAATCGAATAAAGCGCGGTGATGCTCACGCTCAGCGGCGGCGATCAGATCCTGTTCGCGCAGCTGGCGAAGAATGGCAGCGTCGCGGCGATCCAATATGCAACCGACGAGGCGCGCTGTGCCGATGCTGCACACGAAGCAGGCAGCACCGAGAAGTGCGAATGCGATGACGTCCATGAAGCCCCCTCCCCTGCCCCTTGACGCGGACCCCGGAGGGGAGCCGGGGGTGCGCGGTGCTCACCCATCGGTGAACACGGACGCATGTATATTCCTCGGTTGACAGAGTGTCAACCATGAGATGAACATGCCCGCGATAAACGCCCTACTTGACAAAGTGAAAGAGAGTTGCTCTCTCCCGTCAGACAACGTTTTGAGCCAGCGGATCGGTGTCACAAGAGCGGCAGTGAGCATGTGGCGGAACGGCGGAAAGCCGGTGCCAGATGAACGGATTGCGCAGCTGTGCGCGATGGCAAAGCTCGATGGCGGCGAATGGATGGCGCGGATTCATGCAGAGCGCGCGGCGTCGCCAGCCGAAAAGGCGTTATGGCGATCAGTGTTGGACAGGCTAAGCGCGGCCGCCGCGGTGGTCGCGCTGCTGGTCATAGCGGTGCACACAGGAGCGCATGAGGCGCTGCTGGTGGCGCTCTCCCCGGTCGTGATAACCGACCCTCTATACATTATGCGAAATCGAGTCAGGGCCGGATTGAGGTTGCGCGGCCGTCTTCTCTGGCTGTGGATCACCTCGCTGCTACCGTCGCGAGGTCCATCCGATAAGGAAATCGCAGCATGA